CTGTAATTGATAACGACTCGTAGCCCACTTGAGAGGGGCTGATCGTCTGTCCTGTATAGGGGCTTACGTATGAAGTCATGATTAGGAGTCCACGGCAATGGCTTGGCGATCACCCACGCGCGATACATCCTCAGTCTTGAGGGCTTGCAGAGATTGATCGTACTTTTGTTGAAAGATTTGACGCTGATCGTTCTTTAAGAACGGCATCGCCTGTAGGAGCGTACCAAACAGCATGGCATTCGGCGCATTCTGTGTCAGCCAGTTTGTCTGGTTCTCTGAGCTCAGAGGCGCTATACGCTCGTAATAAAGGACTTCAAAGTTATACGAGTGATCAGGGGTAGGAGCCAGATACCAATGCTCCCAATCAGTGTCTGCGTAGTATAGTGGAACTGCAGTCTGTGTACTGTTAGGCCAGTAATTTTGCAGGTATTCATACTTCCGCAAGAGCACAGGCTGCTTCGCGCCGTTCACTGTGATGTTGATGGAGACTGTCTTGCGCCATCTTGCCGGCTTGGCAATCACAGGATTACCCACATTCATTTGGGATTCAACGACTTGGAGCTGCCCCAGAGTCTTGATTTGCTCCGCGATCTCAAACTCTGCCAAGGTGATGAAAGTCGGGATTGCGTTAATCACAGCCTGATCACTGCGCTCCAAATACTGGAGAACATAATAGGTCAGTGAATCATAAGTCATCACCCATGATGGAGTAAGCATTGTATTCCCTTTACATTTTTGGGAATTTTCCCATCAAGACGTTAGAACAGCAAACGCTTCTTGTGTATGTTTAATACGTTGTTCTAAACCAAACGTCCCACCATTAATGATCTTTGTGAGCTTGCCCCAGTCCTGGTTGTCAGCCACCTCATTACACTTGTGAGTTGACCAGAACCAGCCTGCAGTTAAAGCAGCATACTTTGGCGTGGCAACAAACTCTGGCTTCATCCAAAAGTCTACGCCTAACGCTTTACCCGCATGATGATAGTTGTCTGATCCAGTGATTTGTAAACAGCCGCGCCCACGGAAACGATATCCATCACCTGACGCTTCATCGCGGTTTCCCATACGTGACGCGTACACCTTGTTCGCAATCTTTTGTGGGTTACCCGCGTATTGATTGGCAACCTCTAAAGTTGGAAAGCGCTTAGGCCATAGCTTCATCAGAGTTGCGGCGCGATAATTCAGATTCTCTTCTAAGACTTTAAAGTTCGCGCACTCATGCCCACACTGACCAATAAACGCAGATTGCTGGTGTGGCGTCAGAATATTGAACCGCGCAAAAGTCTCATTCAGTGCTTCTACCCAGTCCTGTCCTATTTTCAATCGCGCGAGATGATCATGAGTAACCATAGTCTGTTCCTTATTCTGTCTTAGCAGATTCGCGCTCTTGAGCTATCTCTTCACGCTCTGGATGCAAATGATCAGGTGGTGTAGTCGGAGGAGGACCAGGCGTCCATGATTCATCTAAAGGGGGGTTTACAAATACAGGTAACGCTCCGAATGCTCCTGTAGGGGGCGTAGGCGCGTTTTGGGGCGTTGCGGCTGCTTGGGCATGTCGTTGTATAGCATCGACCCCTTTCGTGCCCATAATGCCCCCTATACCGCCTACAATCAGGAGCACAATATCGTTCAGCATTTTGACAAAAGCCTGATCTATGGGCGCCATCGTCTTGATAGGCTGAACCACAAAGATTACTGAATACAGCATCGCAATCGTAATGCCCGCAAAAATTACGATGACTGAAAGGACTACAACCGCCCAGACCCGGACTGTGATCTCTTCAGTTGTTAGGCGGCTTGGGTTGCTCAACTTGTTTCTCCAAAATAGGGGCAACTAAATACTCCGGGCAAGTTTGAGTAAATTGGCATGCCGGCTTTTGGCACTGTGCATCATAGAAATGCTGTGGATCCTGGCAGATGTATCTGTACCTATCGTTGCAGCTCACAAGCAATAAAGCTAGTAACGCAACCCACCACTTCATTTTTTGTTCCAAAGCTCGAAAAGAGTTTTGACCTTCTCTTCAATCACTCCCAGTCTGACATCCATCTTGGCCAAAACAATCACTAAGGTGATGAAAGCAATCACCATCGGCCACATCTTTGCAACGAGTTCTAAGGTATCCATTGTCTATAGTCCAAAGACTTTCTTAAAGATTGTAGCCGCAGCACCAGGGCCAAGTAGATTTACAACAATGACCGCATACAACAAAAGCTCAATACGGCTCATGCGCTTCTCGCCGCGATCAAATGACTTTTTGATCCCATCATAGCGTTCAGCACAAACCGCCTCGTGGACAGATAAACGTGTTTCCACAGAACTCTCCGACATTTAGCTCGGCTGTTCGTCGGTTTCAGGCGCCTGCAAAGTAATCGTCAAACCTTGAGATGCCAATTCATTTTGGATGCCAGACATAATCGCTGCCGCTTCAACCCAAGGACGTGCGCCCATGTATTGAATGATGGCATTTGTAAGTTCTTTTGAAATGGTAAAAGTGTCCATTTATCTCTCTCTAGATTGACCACTTCTCTTCAGGAAGAGTCGGAAAGGTTGCATCAAAAGTGGGCTTGACCGCAATCGTGCGTAAGGCATTACGATACGTCAAAAAGTCTGCGGCATTTGTAAGATGTACGGAATTGGCTGTATTAGTGACACTCGGCACTTCAACCCAATCCGACTGTGCTAATAGTTGTTCTGCGCGTGATTTGTTGGACGCAGCCAATCCTATATTGACCGCATCCTTTTGCTCTTGGGTCATGTCTGTCACCGTCCATGCGGTATACCATTGACCATCAGTTTCAACAGGAGCTGTAGCAGAAACAATTTGATAAACCGTTGCCGTTGGCGTAGCGCTGTCTAACACTACATCAGCATTCAACTGATTTAATATTTCAGTTGTCGTTTGCTGCCAAGAAGGACCGCCTTGGGATGCAATGTATTGCCTAAAGGCTTCTTCATACATCACTTCTCCGTTTGAACGTAATCTGATTTGCATGATTTTTCCTTTATGCTATTGCTAAGAAGATATAATTGCCACCAGATGCGTTAATTCCTGCGGCTGTGCTAACAATTTGGAATCCACCGGTTGTGGTGTAAATACTGTTGGCGTTAACTTCAGCGGCTGTGCTGTTAAGCAACAATGATGGATCAGTTCCTGAAACCATGCCACGGGCTGTGTCCCAAACATACCAATCACCTGTGCTGTTAGTTCTTTTAATCATCACAAAACGAGCACCACCTGTAAAGCCGCAAGCAATGGTTTGTGTTGCACCCGTACCTGTGTAGCTACCTACTTTGGAAACACCAGCGCAGGTTGCGAATAGGTAAGCAACAAAAGTGGCACCTGAGGCATTACAGTCCGTGTTAGTTCCTATGCTAAATACTGTTGAAGTTGGAGAAGTTGAATTCCATGCTGTTGAATCAGCCGAGCTTGCGAGTGTTAAATTCAAATATAGCTTATTTGTATAGCCTACCGTAGCTGCACCAACAAGCCATCCTGTTGTAGATGCTGTGCTACGTTTTTTAACAATAATCAATTCAGGTGAAACTGTTAAATTATGATTTATTGTTGTTGCACTTCCAGTACCCGTATAACACACCTCATCAAAGAATTTAGGCGCACGAGTATATTGCCACGCAACATAATTGTAGGGGTATTGATTAATTGGCAATGAATTTGCAGGCCCCAAAGAAAAACCATTTTGATTTATTGAAGAAATATCAAAACCAGCCGCAGAAGTTGCTTCGGCAGTAGCATTTGGAGTAGCTAAAGACTGTGTTGCACTACGCAATCTATCAATAGTAAATGAACCAGTAGAAAAATCTCTTCCTGCCGGAATAACTAAATCAGTTGGGTATGCTTGTCCGCTAATATTTTGATTTGAATCATTACCTACATACAAAACAGGTTTAAACACCTTAGTCGCATCTGTAGGCACAGCCATCGGGCCTCTGCGTATGGCTATGTAGATGTAGGTGTCATTAGCGCCGGGAACATTTATCGTAAACCCAGTTGCGCTTGGGTTTGATGTGTTGTTTTGGCTTTCTGCACCGGATGAGTTTGCCCGCAAGCGAAAAGCGGCATCGGTGTAATTCCAGCCACGCATGGTGTCGTAGATACCCCAGCCCACTGTGTCATTTGATGTGGCATCTTTCCACATAATCCATTGCGGCTCATACCCAAGATTCACCGTAGCATTTCCACTGCCATCAGTAGTAAAACTCCCACACGAAATCACATTGTCCGTACCAGTAAGGCCAAAGCCTCCTGCGTTAGAGGCAAAGAGGTAGGCAATATAGGTTTTACCAGAATCATTAGTATTGTTTCCAGATGAACCAACCGTAAAATTTGTTGAAGTTGGAGCTGTATTACTCCAATAATTGCCGTTAGTAGAAGCACTAGTAGAAGATAAAAATGTAGCTGCTCCTGAGCCTGTTCCTACATGATAAACAACCCATTGATTGCTTGCAGATGTACATTTGACCAATATACAACCCGGTGTTGAACCAAGATTATGATTGATTACTTGCGATGTACCATTACCTGTATAAGTAACAATATCAAAGAATTTAGGCTGTTTAAGGAATGACCATGATACAAAAGCATCACTTGATACGTTTACTTCATTTCCAGACGTACTTCCTGAACCTAAAGTAAAACCTGTTGTATTAAAAGAAGTTAAAGAATTTGCATCAGTTGTGGCAATAGATGAAGTATTTGAATGATATAACTTTGTAGCACCAGTTACAGTATCAAAAATATTATGGTTATATGCGTTTGTTCTATCTTTAATCCAAACCATGCCCCCACTAGTGGATAACGGAATATTATTAGTAATAGTTTGAGCCGCACCTGTCCCAGTATACAAATACGTACTGAACACATTCTCTACATACACCGCAGCCGTAGCAGGACGGGATCCGAATCCATATCCATCTGCAGATGCAACTGCTCTCGTAATGATCTTTGGCATGATTAGAACTGTACCTGGGATGCAAGCACCGTATAGGCTGCAGAACCTGTTTTAATGATCGTATACGTGTACACATCAATGCCTGATGCATAGCCTTTGGAAGGCGCTGTGCCGCCCTGCCAGTAAGGGGATACAGGCGTACCGTCAATCGTTACTGCGCTGTTGTAATACGCTGTAGTTCCTTGCGTGACCAAAAATGCAATCGTCACAGATTGACCTGTTGCCATCGCGGTATTCAAACTGACTGTGCTTGAGAACGCAATATTCAATGTCCAGTTCGCAGAGGCGTTGCTGGTGTAATACAGAACAGACTGTGTTCCCACATAATAGTTGATCGTGCCTGTCGCGGCGGTAGCCGAAACCGTTGCAAGCTCTGTTTCATTCGTAAGATTGTTTAAAACGAAAGATCCAGGCGTCCCAGCATACTCAGCAAAATTTGATAAATTACGTGGGATAGTCATCACTTCACCTCAGAAAAAATTGCAGTTGATGTTTCTCGATCAATCGTCAAAATCGCTTCACAACACAAATTCCAATCATTACCGTTTTCATCCATCTCACTATACGATGGACACTCCATGCGGAAGTGTTTTACCAGATATTCCTTCTCTCCTTCAAACACCCTCCACGCATGCTCCATAGAACCCCTATTAAGCTGCCCACGGCTTTTGTTAAACCTCACCTTATACTTCATACAATCTCTGCCGCAGCAGGCGCCTCGCAAACTTGTGGCGCGTTTTGGATCGTTAAATTAAAGTGAATAAACTGAATTGGCTCCTCTGATGCATGCCTTGTAAACGCATGAGGCAACCACGCATTCGTAAATATCAACATGCCAGGCTTTGGCTCAAAATTAATCATGTTGCTGGCAGGCGTGGCATTCATTGAATTTGACTCAGGCAAATTGATTTGCACCTTACCCGAGCGCGGATCATGAAACACCACTCTTGAACAATTCTCAGGCGTCTCAACAAAATAGAATCCTATTATCTGCGAGCCAAACCCATGAACATGCTGTTCCATCGAGGAATGCTTGTAGTGCTCTTGGCACCAAAACTCTGTAAATGTGGTATTAAAATTCTGCATGGCATACCCTTGCTCATTCAAGATATTCCATGCAGTCTGCCCGACAAACTGAGACAGCTTGTCCATCCCTTCGTATTCAAACAAGTTTTCAGTCATATAGACCGGATAAATTTCATCCAGCTTTTTGTCAACCTTGGATTTGTCTAAAGCGGCCTTACAAGCTGCTTTAGCATCCTCAAGATACTCAGGCTTCTCAATCACATACACAATTGAAGGAAAGTAATAAAACAATCCTAATTGGTTGCTTGTGTCTGTAACATCACCAACTATCGTTG